TTCAAACTCTGATACATAAGATTTATCTAATTTAGATAATCTTGTTTCTGCTTTATTTTTTTGTTGAGTAACTGATTGAGCATATTGAACAGCTTCTTCTCTCTGTCTTTCTGCTTCTCTCATTTTACGAGTTAATTTAGCAATACGTTTTTGAACGCCTTCACTATATTCTTTTAACTCATCTTTTTCTTCAGGTTTTTTCTCGTCTAATTTTTTTTCTTCGAGTTTTACCTTTTTCTCATTTTCATACGTTTTATCTTCTGGAGTTGTTTCTTCAACAACTATCTCTTCTTTAACTTCCTCTTGTTTGACCGTTTCGCCTTTTTCATCTAAATTAATTTCTGCTCCTTCTTTTTCTCCAACATCAATTAATTCTTCGGATGCTCTTATATCTTCTGGCATAGTTTCTCCTATGTTGTTAAATTAAATGCAGAACTGCTTCAGGATCTTTAATGGTCCCTAACACTTCGTCATCATTAAGTATTCTCACTTCTCCACCTTCAATTGGTAATCGTGAGCCCGCATAGCGAGCAAAAATTACCCAATCTCCTAATTTGCACCAAGGTTGACCAAATTTATCTTTATCCTTGTATGCTAAATCTCCCATCTTTAAAACATAACCACAAGTTGTAGCTATTCTTGCTTTATCTAAAGATTCTTGGGAAAATATAATTCCACCTGCTGATTTACTTTTGGGAGTAAAAGGTAAAACTAAAATTCTATATCCAGACGGTTCTGGTAATTCGTCAACTGTATCTCCAATATTATCAGGAGATAATGGTTCTGGTTCTGGAGGTAAATTTTTTTTCTCTTCTTCGTATTTGTCTTGAAGCCCTAATTTAATTTTTGGTGCTTCCTTTGCCTTCTCCAATGTCGATAACGTTTCCTTGCTCATCTTTTTGCTCCTTCGGTTTTAGCAGGTTAGAGATATCCTGTAATGTTAATTGTATAGAATGTGCTTGTCCTATTAAATACTTATATTTTTCCATATTGTCAACCCCTCCTGCCAAAATAGAATCTCCGATACGCTGTAGTCTTTCTTTTAACGATTTTTGTGTTTGAACTATTAATTGTATATCATCCATTATTTTCTCTTCTTCCTTTTCTTTTTTTTAGGTTTACTTCCGTATTTATCAGTCCATTCTTTAGCAAGTTTAGGTTTATTTTTAAATAAATACCTTCTTTGTTTTTCAGATTTAAACGGCATTATTTCTCCTCTTTTGTTTCAGGCTCTTCCTTAAAATCTTCTAATGCGGATAATTTTTCTTCTGCATCAGAAATTTTTTGTAGTTGCTTGTCGACTTCTTCAATATGTTGAGGATGTTCCCCAATACCTACTGAATTTTCTAAATAAATATTAATAATAGTATGCGCTTCTGCGATAACTGCTTCATATCTTGCTTCGAGGGCACATAAGATAGAATTACGCATTAGCAATTCCACTTTCTTAAAGATTTAGATAATCTATCATCACCTGTGTTATTACTAGCTTTTTGTCTTTTACGCATCCCGGTCATCCTCGCGCAGAAACTCTTTCTACGGTTAGCGGCCTTAGATCCTTTTTTTAATTTTGATGGTTTAGTGGTTACAGCAGTTTTTAATTTTGATCCTGGATTAGCTGCTCTATAAGATGCAACACCTTTTTTATTTAATCCACCTGATTCAGACTTACCTTCTTTTCGAGTCCAAGCCGGAGAACCTCCATTTTTTAAATAAGCCCTTCCCTGTCCTCGTAATGCAATCATTATTTTTTAGCAGTCTTAGCTGCTCTTTTAAATTGTTTAGCTGTGGGAGCACCTTTACTACCTACTTTTCTCATTTTTTCTTTTGAACCAGCTTTAATTCTTTTTCTTTTAGCGTGTATATTTGCGTATAGGCCACGTTTAGCCATTTACTGTCTTTCCACAGTCTTCACATGTAAAGACTGTTTGAGATTTTTTTTTTTTATTAACACATTCACATCTTTTACCAAAGAGTTTATCTATTAATTTTTTCCACAATTTTTTCATTATGCTTTTTTAAAACCTTTCAATGTTTTAGCTAATCTTGCACGTTGACCTAACTTGCCACCTTTTTTAGCTGCTGCATTTAATTTTTTAGCAGGAATCTTTTCACCTTTTTTAATACCTAAAGATTTTCTTAAAGATCCTGGTTTTTTAATAGCTTTTTGTATCCACTTACTTGCCATTAGCTTTTCATTGCTTTGCCGAAACCATGAGTCGCAACTCCGCAACCTTTAATTTTTCCACCGTGTCCGTAACCTTTAACTTTACCACCTTTGTTATATCCTTCTTTAATTTCACCAATAACTCTTTTTTTTTCAGCTCTTCTATTTGAATTCATTTTTTCAGAATCAATTCTACCAAGTTCTTCTAGGTTATTCATTTTGCCTGTGTTTGCCATTATTTATCCATTGTTCCAACAGCAGAATAAGCTCTGTTACCAGATGCTTTTTCCATGCCTTTTGATTCATCTCTTCTAGCTTTAAAGCTTTGAGATTTTTTTCCGTTTCTTGCTCCTAATGATTCATCAAGTCTATCGTTGTAGCCTTGTTTTTTAGAACTACCACTTGATCCATAAGGAAATCTTACATTTGATCTTATTCCGTTTTGTCTCATTTTTTTCCTCCGTTTTTAAATATTTGTGTTCCCTTTATACCAAAAATACTACCTACTACAAGGATCCACAAAGTCGAAAACCATGTAGGTAGCGTTGCAAAGTGTTCAAAGAAAATTTTTACTTTTTCCATGGCCACCGGACTATCACTAAACACACCCCAAGCTAGCACAATTATCGGGGCCGATAAAATCACCAAAACGAATTCGTCTTTGTAGTCGTTTTGACGGGCTTCTAACAATTTACCTTGGTATTGTTCTTCGCCACGTGCTTGTCTTTCTGCATGAAGTAATTGTGCATCAGACATTGCAACTTTTGCTCTTTGTCTGTTAGAATAAATTTTACTTCCAGCAGAAACGGCTAATTTAATTGCCGAGAACCACATTTAGTACCACTTAGCTTTAACTGGTTTTTTATCGGCTCTCATCGCTTTCGTTCCTCTAACTGTAACAGTTTGAGTTTCGAAAGGATCAGTAGCTTCGATCGTTTTTCCACCAGTTTGATAACCATCTTTCCCAACGCCAAGTTCTTTTTCAATCTTAACGTCTTTGTTCATGAAAGTTGATCCTCTTTGCCAATCTTTGTCCATAGTTTTCTCCTTAGTTGTTAATATACTTAATTTTTTTTAAAATTTCTACCGAAATCGTGTCTTTTACTTTCATCAGCCATCGTTTGCTTAGTTAATGACACTCCTGCACGTAATCCAGCTAAATCTTCGTTTTGTTCTAGCTTTTCGTCGTGTTGTTGGTCGTCCATTAGCGCTTTCATAGTATCTAAATCAAGTCTTGCTTCATTGTTAACTGTTTTTTCTTGATCTGATTTAGCTTTTAAGTCTAATTCTCTTGATTTTAGTTTAAGTAATGGATCTCCACCTACTTCAGAGCTAATTTTATCTTCTTCTTTAGCATAATCAGCTGTCATTTCAGCAATTAAAATTGCTTTTCTAGCTTCCATCATAGAAGTAAGTTGTTTAACTCTTTGTTGCATTTGCATTGCTTGTGGATTTTGTTGCATACCTTGCATTGCTTGTGGATTTTGCATCATTGGTGCTAATTGTTGTTGAATCATTTGTAATTCTTTTAATTCTTCAACATATTCTAATTGAATTTGTTCTTGAGCCATTAAAGAAATATGTTCTAATATATTTTTTTGTAAAGCCATCATTGCTGATGGATTATTTTGCACCATAGAGATAGACATAAAACTTAAATGCGCATCGATGTGGGCTTTGTGATCTTGTCCTGGATAGGCTTGAAAAGGTTTTCCGCTAATGGCCATAATATGTTCTAAACTAGGATCCATAGGTTGAGGTGGAGCAGGTGGAGGTAAAATCGCACTTATATTTTTAACACCAATAGCATCATACATGGATCGGTAAGCTTGATAGATATTATGAATTTTAGGATTAGATTGCGCTAATTGTAATTGAGTTTGCGCCATAGAAATTCTTTGTGTTTGCGAAAAAATATTAGGATCAGCTACAGGTAAAATATCTACTTTATCATCAAAGTCTTGTACTTTAATTTCTCTTTTTGCACCAGGTACATCATAAGGATAAACAGGAGGTAAGTATGTTTTAAATACTTGTGCTAATAATTTAAATTCGTTTTTAAGACCTACGTATAATCTTTTGTGGATCGCTGACATTACTCTTGAACCACGTTCTAATAAAGCAACCGTTGTTCCTACAGCTGCTGCTTGATTCATATCACCCACTTGTGCATCAGCAATAGAGGCAAATCTTTGTGCTCCTGACACTACCACACCCATTAATTGTAATAAGGTTTGATCAGGTCCTTTAAAAGGTAATTGCATAAACTGATCTTGAATATTTCCACCCGGAACGTCGACATCTCTAAATTCTCCAGGTTGTAAAGGCTGCGCGTCATCTCTCATTCTTACTCCCCGTGTTTTAAATCCTGCGGGTAAGTTAGCTAAAGTTCCTGCATCCAGTAATTGTCTTAAAGCAATGGTAGCCGTTCTAGATAAGCCACCAATCATATGAATTAAACCTAAACCATAAAAACCTAATCCTGGTAAAAATTTAAAGTGAACAAAATAATCTTTTTTATTTTTTAATGGATCTTGTTCTCCATAATTTCTTCTGATAGATAAAATTTTACCTGTGCCTTCATCAATAGTTATGATGTAAGGTAATCTAATTCCAGTGGGTTCATCATCTTCAGGATTAACATCTTCATGTCCTTCTAAATCAACGTTCACATGCATCTCTAAAATAGTATACATATCTTCCGTACCATTTTGTTGTATGCCTTCTAATTCTAATTCTTTTTGTTTTAATTCACTTTGTTGTAAAGGCGGTTCTCCCAAATCAATGTCTTTATAAAAGCCATTGATTTGTTGTTTACGTAAATCATTTTGTGACACACGTATAACATGGATTACAGCTTCCGCATCTTCTAATGAGGTAGCAGAGTACGGAACCACTAAATCTTCAGCGGGTATAAATTTGGATACGGCTCTTCCTAAAAGATCGTCATAATAAACTTTCTTAAAAGTAGAGCCGCTTAGGGGTAAATAGAAAAGCATTTGATCAAACTCTGGTTCATATTCTTTCATCTGATCCATAATTTGATAATTCATAAAATNTTTAACACGTTTAGATTGTTCTTCTTTAGCGACACTAGGATCGCCCATAATTTGAGTTCTTACCGGACCGTCGGCTGGTAATAATTCTTTATAAGCTTGTGCTTGAAATTGTGTAACCGCTTCGGCCAAAACTGGGTGAGTCACTGAACTGGCTCCTCTAAAAGGTTCAGTTCGAGTTACATATTTAAATCCTAAAAGATTTAAACCTTCTCGATAACTTTCTTCCCACTCTTGTCTTGATTGTTTGTATTCTTTATATTTATCCATTAACTCAGAAGCTAACGGATCTAAAATTTTGTCGTCTAAAAAGTCTGCTAAATTTTCAAAATGATCTTGACCCCCTTCAGGATTAACGGCTGAAGGATCAAAGTTGACAGTTGCCGAACCATCTTCTTCCATTTCAATTTCAGGCTCTCCAGATTTTTGTCTTTCAAGAATATCTTGTTGTTCTTCAACAATGACTTCTTCTCCTGGAATGTCAATTTCTGTTTTTGTTTTTGTATTGGGTAAACTTTTATCTATAGTAGCCATAAGCTATTCTATCCTCTATCTGTGATTGTTTCAACACCTTCTTCAATTTGAGTACTATCAGGTGTTTCTTTCACTGTCAAACTTTCAATCACTTCATTCATACGATCGGGGTTTGATTTTTTAGGTTCATCTAAAGGCATAGGATTTTCTGCAGCCCATTGTAGTAATTCAGCTTGAGTAACTTTTTCATCATTGGCCGTATTAACAAAAGCCCC